GTTAATATCTGTTTTTTGTTTTAAACATTTGTTTTTTAATTAAATAATCAAATCTTTTAATCTCTCAAATCTTTTAATTTCTTTTTTAAATAATTGTGCTGATGAATTTTTTTTAATTTTTAATTCGTTATGTATAATTTTAAAGTGTGCTATTTTACATTCTTGATATTTAAAATAATTAATAGCAGTAATAACTTGTTCAGGTGTTAGTATTTCTTCTTCTATTGCTTCAGCTCTCCTTTTTGCATCATTTATAAAATCTCTTACCCAGTCAGTAAACATCTGTTTAGGAACTTTTAAATCATTATTAGCAATGTCTTTAAATGTTATATCATTGCACCATTCATAATAAATAGAAGGTAAATAAGTTTCTTTCATTTTATAAATTTAATATCTTCATTGCTTTATAGTTTCCCAGATCTTAAATAAACACATCCCAAATACTATGGCTAGTAGATGGGATATGATATAGCAAACATAAATTGTGATCATTAAAACGGTAAGTCAGATTGTTCTTCTCCTACAGGAACAAAACCTTTTTCTTCTTTAGCTGGTGCTTCTGGATTGAGCTGAACAGCTCTCCAACAGTCTACAGTAGTGTAATGTCTTTCATTGTATTCTCTACTGCTTACATTGATGTAGAACTCATAAACTTCTCCTTCGTTTATTTTTCTAACGTGATCTACATTATCTCCTAGAAATACTAAACATACTTCTGAGTTGTAGTTTCTGTTTTGATCTACTAAAATTTCTTGTTTAGTAAAATCATTTCCTTTTTTGGTTTTAATAGTTTCAAGTTTTTTAATCTTAACTACTCTACCTCTTATTGTTGTTTTATCCATTGTTATTTATTTATTTAAAATTTGTAGGCTATTCCTACTGCTACAAAGAACCCCCCTGTAGCTATAGCAAATGTGTTTGGGTTGTTATTAAACTTCTGCTTGTGCCATAACATGTTGGTAGTTCCAGCAGTCATTAAACTAAGCCCTCCTATTATTGCTAATCTTTTCATAGTTGTTTATATTCTAAATGTTTTCTCATTGACATCTCTGCACCTACATTCATTCTCTCATTTAAGTAGTTTCTAAAGAATGTCAATATCTTAGGTGGGTTAAGTGATTCATACAGTTCACCATATTCACCAGATAATATTTTTCTAAATAATAATTGGAGATCAGATATTTTTAAACCAAAGAATTCATCAGCTATTAACTGAGCTGCAAATGTGATTTGGCTTTCTGTCATTGGCCTTCTTAAGTTTAACATCTCATTTAATTCTACTAACCAGATTTTTAAATATCCAGTAGTGAATGTTGCTCCCATTTCTTTTTTAATTCTTGCTATAGATGGAGCTTTAGTATTAAAAACTTCATCATAGGTTTTTACACTCTGACTACTGTTCAATAGCTTCTGCGGACTGTATGTCATTAAGAATTTTTCTTTTGAAACTATCCCTGTAAGTTGTTCCTGTTTTTGTATTGCCATAACTGTTTCCATTGTTTTGTGGTTTTTGGGGTTTAAATATTCCTTTATAGCCATTAGCCATAGAGTATTCTATTGCTTCAATAGCTTCATTTTCTGTTGTGTAATCTTTTGCTATTTGCTTTAGCAGTGCTTGTTCTGTTGCTAAAGACTTATACTTGAACCTGTGCTGATCCTGTTTGTATTGTTTCCAGACATTAAAATATTTTTTGAAAGAATCAGTTTCAAAAGGATATACTAATTCTTCTTTTTCTTTTTTAACTTTTTTCTTTTTATTAATTACTGTTACTGTATCTTTAACTGTTACTGTATCTGTTACTGTTACTGTATCAGGTTTTCTGGGTTCGTCTGGGTTTTTCTGGGTTTTAAAATAACCCACTGGGTTTTTTGGTCTACCTCCTTTAGCACCATTTATTCTACTTCTTTCAGCTCTTTGTTCATACTTCTTTAAATCTCTTTTTAGTTGTAGCTTAATAGGAGTAAATACCAGATTAATAATAGGATCATCTGACTGTGGGTTTTCATCATTTACATATCTTAAAATGTGTTTGAATAGTTCTCCAGCTTTCAGATCATCTAACTGCTTTACAGTTTCAATTATGTCAGTATATAGCACAAAGGCTTTCTTATTTTCTGCCATTATCTTAAAAGTCTTTTGATGTAATTTTTGACCTTACACAATGTGTAGTGGTCACACTTTCTTAAGTCTTGATTGATAGATTCTATGTCTACTTCTTTTGGTTGCTCCTCTCCTTCTTCTGCAAAAAACTTAGATAAACATCTATCAGCTTTGTATCTAAATTCTGAATCTGTTTTATATAAATCACTGTATCTATTACAGGCTATAACTATAGTAGAATGATCTCTATTTATAAACTCTCCAATCTCTTTAAAATTATTGTTAGTGTGTTCTCTTGCTATAAAAGAAAATACTTTAACAGCATCTGCTACTTCAGTTCTATTTGATCTTTCTGTAACATCTACATTAGTTACTCTAAGAACAGATTCTAATATAGATTTAAGCTGCTGCTCTTTTATGTATTTTATCTCTGTTTTTTTTGCATTAATTAACTGATCAATATCATTTAACAAAACTTCTCCTATTTGTGGATTTTCTAAATTTGTGTACATCTTTAATTTTTTATGGGGAGCTTTAGCTGCTTGGTCATCTGCTCCCCTAGTTTATAATTTCTTTACTGTGATTGAATCCTTTCTAAATTTCCATTCTGGTACGTTTACCATCTCACCATCATGAAGAATCATCTTCTCATCCATTAGCATGGTAGCACCTTTTTCAAGTCCTATAAGTGCATGTTTTAAAATCTCTTTAAATCCTTTTAATTCTTTTTCTTTTTCTGCTACTTCAGGAACATTAGAAAAGTCAATGTATCTACCACCATTTCTTTTTTGAATCTGAAAACCATTATTTGTAAATGCTGAATTATCAGGTGCATGTTGCTCACACTTGTCCATTGCTAGTGGCTCTACTTGTTTGATAGCATCATCTAATAATTTTCTTAGTTCTTTAAGTGTGCAATAAGATTCTAGTTCAGAACCTTCTTCAGCTTTTTCTAATAGATTACATACTAAATCTTCATGCCTTTCTATTGATTGTTGCCATTCGTTAGTTTCTCTTTGAGCTAACCATTCTGTAGATATTTGTTCTTCATCTAAGCGGTCTAAGTATTCACCATATTGGTTTTCTCTGTACTGATCAAACTGTGCATCAGTTATGTCTTGATATTGTCTTTTACTATATGCCATAATCTTCTTTTATTTCGTTTAGTAATTCTATTCCTTGAGATTTCATTTTTTTATCTATCTCTGTTTTCTTATTAGATAATTGATTTAATTCTTTTAGCCATTGGCTTAATTTATCTTCCATGATTATTGATTTTTTATTGCGTTAGCTACTTCATCTGCTGATGCAACAGAATCATCTATTCCTATTCCTAAATTTGATAATGCTCTACCCCATGCAGAAGTTTCACAGTTTTCTATAAAACTTGTTTTGTTGATGAATGATGAGCCTTTGGTTTCATGAGCTATTCCTGTGGCTAATTCAAAGCCATCTCTATTTTTGATACTTGCTCTTACTACTACACCATTTTCATTGAGGTGTGTAATTTCTGATGTTAGAGAAAAATTAGAATATTTATTTCTAAAGTATTTTAATCTTTCACTTACAGTAACATATTCAGTTCCTTTTATGTTAACTGTTTTAAATTTGGGTGTTGCTACTTGATTCATAGATATTTTTTTAATTGGTTTAAGGTGATTTTATATTGATAGCCATCAGCAGTAAATTTGTATTTACCACTATGTATTCTGTTTAAAAAGGTTCTGTAA